TTTCCAAGGCCACGGGAATCGATAAGGGCACGGAGGCCTTCAACGAGCTGGATTCTAGCCTCACAAACCTCTATTCCCGGATGCCTACAACGGTCGCAGAGATCCAGAGTGTTGCCGCTGCAGCCGGTTCTCTGGGCATCGAGAAAGATTCGATTGCCGGTTTCACGGAAGTAGCTCTCCAGATGGGCTCTGCTTTCGACATGCCAGCGGAAGAAGCGGCCACTGCCATCGGCAAGATCAAGGGCCAGCTCAAGAGCCTGCCGGAGGGGGTCCAGGACTCTTCAGAGTTCGCGAGGCAGTTCGGGTCTGCTGTGGACTATGTCGGAAACAACTTCAATGCCACAGAGAAGGACGTCCTCGACTTCTCGACCAGGGTCGCGGGCTCAATGTCCTCCCTCGGTGCCGGTGCCTACGAGGTGGCGGGTTGGGGTGGGATGCTCAGCTCCGTGTTCCCGTCCGCTGAGAGAGCGGCAGGAAGCTTTGATGCCCTGCTAAACCAACTCACCACTAACGAAAAGTCTCAGGCCGAAGCGGCATCTCTCCTCGGGGTGTCCACAGAGGAGTTCATGCAGGCCATGAGCACCGACCCCTCCGACACCATCCTGAGGATAGGCTCCGCTCTGGAAGGTCTGCCAGCGGACAAGCTTCTGTCCACCGCCAAGACCCTGGGCGGCTCTTACGGCATGGATGCCCTCACCAAGATGGTCGGCCATACCGACGAATGGCGGCAGTCCATCGAGGATACGGTCGAGGCGGGCAAGAAAGGCGAGTCCATCGGGGAATCTTTCGAGGCCGGCGCGGACAACATGAAGTCCTCACTCCAGGTCCTCAAAAATTCGTTCACTGCCATTCTTAAAGATATAGGCGGACCCATCAATGAAGCACTATCGCCAGTAATATCGTCCGCCGCTGACTCACTGAATTCCATCAGGCAGATCGGTGAGAACCTGTGGGAGCCTATGACGGCTGGCCTAGCACCACTCACTACAGGGATCAGTCAGGTCACCAGTATGATAGGCACGATGGGCAGCATGAACCTGAGCGTCCTTGTGTCTAGCACCAGTGCTCTCAACACCGCATTCCGGACTGGCAAGGCATATGTCGAAGCCTTCAAGGAAGAAATACTAAAGACCGTAACAAGCTCTTCCCAGTTCCAGTCACTGACAGGTGCACTCGATAGCATCAAGAACAAGCTCTCTGAGGTCGGTGCCTTCTGGGGAGACGTTTTTGGAGATATAGTGGATGGCCTGACGAACGCCATCCCCACCGCGGTGTCCGGAGCTGTAAGCTCTCTTGGATCTCTAGCCAGCCAGGGGCTTAACAAGATCGGGCTGGGCGGGGTGGCCGAAGGCGCATCCTCTCTGCTGAGCGGCCTGGCTGGCTTTTGGGATCGCGTTTCCACGAATGCCAAAGAAAAGCTCGGTATAGCGACCGAAAAGGGCATGGAAGAGGGTGCCTCAAATGCCGAAGACGGTATAGCCTCATCAGTCGAGCGGGCGGTATCCGCCGGAGCCAGCCGGGGATTCGCTCAGCAGATAGCCGAGATGGACACGGCTTTCAAAAATCTGACTTCGTCGGGAGTCTCCAAAGACCTTGCTGGCTGGATGGCTTATGGCGGTAAAAGCGAGCTTGAGGCATATGCTATTCTCAATGCGCAGGAGGGTAGCAACAAGGGCTATCAAGGTATCTGGGGACGCGGATCTGGTAGTAAGTATGCAGTTGAAGAAGGAGTTCAGGTCAAGCTAGATTATCGAGCAGACAAATCTGGTACGCAGAACACGCTTTATCTGAACGGCCAAAAGAAGGCGGAGCTGCACAGTTTCAACCAATCACAGGAAGAAGTTATCAAGGCTCTCTTCGAGCAGGCCGATTTTCCTCTATCGGAAGCGACCAATCTGACTTTGCAGGGCAGAGGCGGCGACCTGGCAAAACTGCAGATGGACCAGGGCATCGAGGTCCGTGGAATATTCACAAACGTAGCCGGGGCTATCGAGTCGGAGATCGAGAGCACTGGCAATATGATCAACCAGTCAATTAAAGACAACTGGTTTGATCCTGACACGCTGGAATCTGCAGCATCTCGTTTGAGAAATCTGAGACTGTTTGATCCCGAAGAGTTTGCCAGACAGGGTGGTGATAATGCACTTGCATATATAGGCGCTATGCAAGATAAGCTTGAATCGTTGGAAGCTGCCCGTATCCGGCTCGAAGCCGATCCAGACGATGCACAGGCCCAAGCAGAAGTTCAGAGGCTCATAGGAGATCTTCAGCTATTCGCCGAAAACAACCCTCTTATAGTAAAAATAGATGGTGACGATAGTTCACTGTTGTCCAAAGTGATCAATGCGTATTCTAAAGGCGAGGACTTATCAAAATTAGGCATATCAAACGTAGAACGGTTCTTTTCTGCTAGTTATGAGGAAGAAGTTAGCCAACTTCAGCAATATTTACAAAAAGGACTGGCACCCACCCCAGGAAGTGACCTTTATTCATATTATTACGATAAATACAAGGCTCTGGTAGACATTTATGATAGCCTAAGCAACCGAGACAAGCAGTACACTTGGGATCTTGGAACCGCTCTCCATGAGGGCGGGTCATATTGGGAAGAGTTTGGTATCCGGGCCGGGGTGACTCTTGATGGCATCAACAGCAAAACGAAAGGCACTACGGTAGGATTTGATCAGCTAAAAAGCGTCATGGAAGATTGCTGCGATACGATGTCGGAGTTCGGTAAATGGCAAGAGCAGAATGCTGAAACTCTATTTCAGGGCTCGTACATAGGAGCCGGCGGCCAGGAGTACCTCGACTGGAAGCTCAGCCAGATCCAGAGCATAGCGGCCACTCAGAAGGCCATGGCTTCCGTTGGCGGGGCGGTACTGGGGAAAGACTACACGGATTTCGAGCTCTCCCCTACCATAGATACGTCAGCTGCCGAAAGTCAGCTATCCAGCCTGAAATCGCAGATGGCCGAAGAGCAGAAGATCCCCATATCGATCGATGACTCTCAGGCCATGAGCGCCATCTCTGCCATCAATGCCGCTGCCAGTGCTCCGGTCACCAAGCCGGTCTATGTCCAACAGATAGGCGGTGCCGGTGGATATGATTGGGGCAGTGGCGGCGGCGGCCCCGATTGGTGGGATAATCCATATGGCAGTCCCTATTATCTGCCTTCCTATGCGGAGGGCGATGTCTTTGTGCCGGAGCCTACCTTGGCGGTGATCGGGGACCGGCCAGGCGGAGAGTGGATCGGAGGCATAGATCAGGCCATAAAGAGGTTCGGAGGGGGCGGGGGTGGACAGGTGGTGATCAATGCCCCGATGACCATTCAGGGGAACGTGTACGGGGTGGACGACTTGGACGCCTATATGGATGAGCGAGACAGACAACTTCAGGCTAAACTTTCTAATGCGAGGAACAGATGAGCTGGGAAAATATTGAAATTAGGGTCACAAATCCAGGCCAGACGGCCTTTGTGATCGAAACGGATTCTTGGAAGTTGAAGAAGTTCAAGGATCCACGGAGGCCGCGTGAGTTCGATGTAGACATGAGCCGGTCGGTTCCGGTGAAACAGTTCAGCCTCATCGAAGTGCTGGAGGGGTCGGATGTCATCTTTAGGGGGATTGCTGAAAAATACAAGATCAGCAAGACTCAGAAGACCATCCAGGCGAAAGGGGTCGAGTGGCTGCTGTTCCATCGCTATACGCCGATGTTCAACTATTGTTATTCAGGCGTTACTATTGGCGAGCTCTTTCGGGATACCTGGGATCCGGTCTACGGCATACCCGGCCTGCTCCGGGTGGCTAATAGCTATTGTCCCACGGCCACGCCCTACACGATGTACGATGCGGCCAAGAACATAGTCAAGCTCATAGGCGCGGGTTCGTCCAGCCGGATAGGGGCGGCAGACATATCCATGCTCACGGAAGAGTTTGAGCAGCCTCTCATAAGGCGAGCTACCCTTGCTGACCTCCAGACCTATGATCAGTCGGTCTACCAGGACGCCACGGACCTCTATGTCCGGTATGACGGCGGTGGAGCCGGAGCTTTTGCTAACTGGTTCTGGTATCTGAATGGCGGCCTGATGGCAGAGAACGCCGTCGACACCATGATCAGGCTGGGCCAGAACGACGGCCAGGATACTATCCTTACCGGCGGCCTCATGGTGGACTACAACCAGATTGGGGATCTTCTGTGTAACCTGGCAGAGTCCCACGGCTATTATATCAGGTGGAGGGATGGAACGACATACACCTACTTGGATGTCTGCTCCGAGCCAGGAGATGGCGCTGCAAGTGGATTGTACGAGATTACGGAAGATGATATAGACCTCCTGGAGAAATCCGTTCCCCAGCAAGCCAAAATCCACGCACTGACCGGCATCAGTGATGCCTGCCAGCAGTTCCATACCGCGGGCGCCGATCTGGCCTACAAAGGCCTTTGGGTAGCTGATGTGTACGATTTTGAGAACGGCTTTAGGGATGCGAACGGCACGCTGATTCCCTACACGAATGATGAGTTTGCCAGGCGGCAGGCTGATTACAAGTACCGTATCAAGACGCCGCGGCGCTTGCTCATGAGGCCTGGCGACTATATCAAGATCAATGTGGACT